TGCGGACATGCTGGCTATGCTGGAGCCGTCCGGTCACGGTGCACTTGAGGACGTGGAAGGTGCGGTGTGGCGCATGGAACGCAAAGGAGTCGTGGACTTCCTCGGGAAATACGTCCGCCCCGAAAAGGTGGATGGGAAGTATCTGAACGGAGTTGGCGGGATCGAGCGTGAACCGATCTACAACTGGCATCCTTCTCAGGCTAACGCCTAACGTATCGCACCGATGCTAGCCGCGCTTACGCTTACTCCCTGCCTTGGTGGCCAACCGGCTAGTATCGGTTGCGATCACGGTCTTGTTGTGCCTCTTCGAGTGCGCGGCAATGACATGGAGGAAAACGGATTGCTGCCAAAGCGGCGGCTGGCGACGGCCATCCTTCCACTCGTAAGCGGTGGATCGCGGACAACCCAGGGCGGCGATGATCTGGGCGGCGGTGTAGTCGGAAAGGTCGGCGTCGAAACTCATGGCCGAAGAATACACGGCGAAAAGAAATCCGCAATGCGGAAAAGAGAGCTTGCAAAACGTCCGCAATGCGGACATGATCCCGTCGCCATGAAACTGACACTGACTCCAAAAAACTCCGACGCCATCGAACGCGCTCTGTCAAAAGAGATCGGCTCAATGATCACCCGCCAACAACCGGGATACCCTGCCGCACGCGGGCGCTTTTTGGTGGCAGAGAGTCTCCGAAGAGCGCCTTCCTGAGTGATCGCGTAAGGCGTGGTTGTTAGTCTCCATATCGGGATTTCGGTTTGTTCTCATAAGCATTTTCCCGCACAGCAACCCCTGACTCGAAGCACATCAGTTCGGCAATGAACGTCAGATGAATGGTTCCGGTCTCGCCGTTGCGGTTCTTGGCGATGTTGAGCTGAGCATAACCCGCGGCGGCATCTTTCGATTTTTCATCCTCGGCATAGTAAGCATCTCTGTAAAGCAGCCCCACCACGTCAGCATCCTGTTCGATGGCTCCGGATTCACGCAGGTCAGACATGCGCGGCACGCCATGCTTCTTGCCCGTCCGAGTCTCAGGCCCGCGGTTGAGTTGCGCTAAAATCAAAATCGGAATTCCAAGCTCCTTCGCCAAAGCCTTGATGCCAGATGATATCTCCGCGATTTCCCGCTCCCGCGAACCGTCGGCCTGCTTCGATTTGGATTTGATGAGCTGCAAATAATCAATGGCGATGAACTCAATCCCGAAATCCCTTTTGGCACGCCTGCCCCTGGCCCTGATTTGGTTGATTGTGATGTCGGGCCGCTGGTCCACGATTAGCCGGTCTTTGGCAGATGCGGTGTCATAAGCGGCCCGCTGGATGCGCTGTAGGTCGCCATGGTTGGGCGGGTAGCCCCGCGAAAGCTGACTCATCGCGAACTTGGCGCGGGATGCGATCAACCGGCTCACAAGCTGGTTTTGGCTCATTTCCACGGAAAACACCAATGCTGCCTTTTCGAGTTCGAAAACCACATGCTCCACAATGTTCATCATCAGTGCGGTTTTACCCATCGACGGCCGCGCGGCGAGAACTACCATGTCGGCAGGCTTCATTCCGCCGCCGGTCATGCGGTCAAATTCCTCAAATCCGGTTGTGAGTCCGGGCAGCGATCCTTTGCCGTCCATGCACGCCCGAAACTCATCGAGGAACTTTTGCACCGACTCCTTGAGCGTCTGTTCGGTCGCTGTCGCCTCGCATGCGTCCCGGATGGCCATTACCTCCCGCTCCAAAGCATCCAGCGTCTCCATGGCCTCGCCGGGTGAGCCGTAGGCGTTGGCTATCCCATCGTTGCAAACTTGGATTTGCCGCCGGATCACGTATTTGTTGCAAACCTCCTTGAGGTATCCACGAAACAACCCGGTGGAACACGCATAGCCATAGATATCGCAGATTGCCGCCGGTCCGCCCGCGCGGTCAATCAAACCCTGGTCAATCATGCGTTGCACAAACAGGGTCAGCTCTGGATCTTCCCCGTCCTCATAAAACTTGAGGAGGCTGCGGAAAAGCAAGGCGTGCGCCGGCAGGTAAAAATGTTCCGGCGTTATTCCGGCATCCAAGGCGATGGAAACGAGGCGCAAATTCAGAGCGCAGACAGGAAAGACATATTTTCCAAGATAGCACAAAAATCTTTATTAATAACAAACGCAAACATCAAAGCTCAGCATTTAGTTAGCGACATGAAACGATTGTTTTTAGATGAGCAATTCAGCGCTGATGCTTTAACCTGTTTAAATGCTTTTGATATGTCAAAGGATGTTTTGAACTATTTCAGTAATGGATCAAGCACCTACGAAAACAAGGAAAAAGCAATGCTTGACTATATTCAAAACTCAATTCAAACAGACGCCAACAACACAATGAATAGCTTTGCAAGTTCGTTTGGTTTAATTGATAAAGGAGAGTCTTTACAAGCAACCTATAATCATTTACCGGTTATGCAATTGGTAATGAAAACTAAAATTGAAACTTTAGCAGCGTATCAAGGTACTTTGATTTATGAAACTCCAGTAGAACAAAAAAGATTAAGTGATGATTTTAAATTAATACTTGGGTTATGAAAGAAGTAAGTGTATATTTTGAAGATAAACTAGTTTTTAGTATTGATGGCGATTTATCTCTTTTTCCTTTTGAAAGTCAAACACTAATTTATGATGGAAAAAAAGAAATATCAAGAATTCCTTCCAATTATTTAATAGTAATAAAAGACAAATAATTATGAAAGAAGTAAAAAAGCCTGAATTAACCAAGGCACAAATCGAGAAAATTAAAAAAGAATCATTGAAACGAGAATTAAATAAAGACAAAGAAATTAAGAAATGATAAAATCAATTTATTTTCCAGATAAAACATTCGGAACCAAAGAGGAGCTTTTCAAGGAATTGAAAAACAATCTTGATTTTATTACGGATGCTAAAAAATCACAGATACAAAAATCTTGCGACAAAGGGGTTTCTGTAACTTGTAAATCTTTGGATTTATTGAAGTTTGAAGACCAATTAAAAGGAATAAAGATTGATGATAATTTCTATTATATTGCAGTTAATTCAACTCTTATTTTAGATAGTCACGAAGATTTACATTTGAATAATATTTGGAATAAATCTATTAAAGAACAGCAAGGAAAAAATTATCTTGTTATTGACCACGAATTAGAAGTTGATAAAGTTGTTGTTAGAAAAGAACACATCGAAATGTTTGTCGCTAAAGTTCCGTTTTCGTTACTTGGTAAAACATATCAAGGAGATACGCAAGCACTTATTTATAAAGTGCCTAAATCACAAGTTAAGCATCAAGCCGTTAAGGAATGGTTAGAAAGTGGTGACGATATTGAGGGAAGTGTAAGAATGCAGTATGTTACATTTGTTTTATGTATGGATAGCAATGATCCTGAAGACGAAACTTATAAAGCAAATTATGATTTATATTACCCAATGATTGCAAACAAAGAGGATTTCGAATACATATCTTATTTCTTTGCTATTAAAGAAGCTAAAAATGTAAGAGAATCTAGTTTAGTTGTTTTTGGAAGTAACTCTACAACTGGACAAATTACTAACAATAAATCGGAAGCCGTCGAAGACACTACCGAAGAAATCGAGCCGGCAAAAGTCACTCAAAAACAAAAAGAATTACTAAAAGAACTATTAAACAAATTTTAAACAAATGGAAGAAATCATCAAAGAATTGGGTCTGAAAATTGACGCAATGAAAAACGAAACCGTTTCTAAATCCGAACTTATCGAAGTACTTTCGAAAGTAAAAGAATTAGAAACAAAAGGAGAAGATGTTGCTACAATTAAAGCAAACATCGAAGAAGTGGCTTTACGTGTTTTGGGGTTAGAAACTAAAGGAGTGGACAAAAGCACTCAGGAAACTTTAAGCTCAATCTTGGAAGGAAAAGCCGAGGAATTGAAAGCAATGAAGGAGAAATCTGGAAGAAGCGTTCAGTTTACTTTGAAAGCCGCAGGAACCATGGCTTTGTCTACAAACACAACCGGGCAAATTCCACAAGCTGAAAGAGAACAAGGTATTACCAGAATTGTAAGGCGTAACCCGTATATCTTGCAATTAGTAAACGTTGGGACAATTATGTCAAACGTTTGGGAATGGGTAGAACAAAAAAACGCTGACGGTGGAGCCGATATGACAGCAGAGGGCGCATTGAAATCATTAGCTGATTTTGATTTGGTTGTAGCTTCGGCTAACGTTAAAAAAGTAACTGCTTACATAAAGGTTACAAAAGAAATGTTAGATGATGTTGAACTTATGCGTTCAGAAATCGATCAAGAATTAACCGAGTTAATTAACTTGAGAATAGATGATCAATTATTGAACGGCACTGGCTTAACTGTTAATTTGAACGGTATCATTACAACCGCAACAGCTTGGGCAGCTGGCGCATTTGCTTTATCAATTCCGACACCAAGTAAATGGGATGTTTTGAGAACAGCAGTCAACCAAGTTCGTGTTAACTTGTTTGAACCGAATTATATCGTTATGCATCCAACAGATGTAACATCTATGGAATTGACAAAAGACAGTACCGGACAGTATATTATGCCTCCTTTTACTTCGGTAGACGGTACAATTGTAAGCGGAATTCGTATAGTTGCAAACACAGGCGTAACTATCGATAAGTTTTTGGTTGGAGACTTCCAAAAATCAGGTGTTCGTTTCAAAGAAGGATTGACCATCAATGTTGGTTATGAAAATGATGACTTTACTAAAAACTTAGTAACTATTTTGGCTGAGGCTCGTTTGGTTCACAGGGTAAAATCAAATCATTACGGAGCGTTTGTGTATGGTGACTTTTCCGATGCCGTTACAGCGTTGACCAAACCATAATTATGAAAGTAGTTTTGTTAAAAGATTGGGCGGGTTATAAAAAATCCGCCTTAATCGAAGTGACAGACAAAGACGTTTTGAAAAAAGGATTTGAAATAAAACTCTTTGAAGAGTATAAGGAAAAAGCCATAAAAAATGCAAATAGTAAATAGTACATTTTTCGATAATCAAAATTACATTCACATCCCGTTAGCGGTTGCCGATCCGTCAGCAACACCAAACAACGCAACGGAATTAGATAATCTTTGTATTAAATTGGAACGTGAAATATTACTAAATGCGTTGGGCTTAAGTCTTTACAACGAAATTAAAGCGATTGCTGACATTGAAACAGCAGAAGAAAAATTTAAAAAACTGATTCAAGGTGACGAATATGATGGTAAAATATGGTTAGGATTAGACAATGACGATTCATTGATAGCTAATTATATTTATCAAGAATTCGTTACTCAGACAGATATTAGACTTTCGGCAACTGGAGCAAAAAAAGTAAATCCTGAAAACGCAACCACTCAAACGCCTAAATACTTAATAGCAGGAGCGCACCAAAATTTTATCAAACAATATCAAGGCGAGTATTTAATCGAGCCTATTGTAACTGGTAATTTTATCGATTGGTACGGATGCAATAATGCTGAAAAAAGTCTTTATGGTTATTTGATGGACAAACAAGCCGATTTTACGAACTGGAAACCTGAGTATTTTAGAGTTTACGAAACTAAAAACAGCTTCGGAATATGATAGTTTTTGAAGAGAAATTAAGGGAATTAGTCGCATTGATACCTAAATGGAACGACACACACGATGTGCGGTATGATTGGGGCACAATTGATGTGTTAAACAAGTTTCTTATTCTCAAAGAAAGCAAATCAAAATACCCGCTTATTTGGTTAGTGACTTCAAAGGATACCGATGACTTATTAAGAAATCGAGTTACAAGACAAGCGAGATTTGTTATTGCCACACGGTCAAATGATGTTGATGCGTTTAATTCCACTCAGTACCAAACTGATTATAAAAGTGTCCTCATACCTGTTTACAATGACTTTATAACACTGCTAAACAGTAGCGGAATTTCCAAGATAGTTGGAAGTACTATCGACAAGGAATTAAAACCAAATTACAGCGTAAACGACAACGGTAAGGGATTAGTAACTATTTGGAACGCCCTGGTCTTAGATTTAGAAATTGAGTTAATAACTGGATGCATCAAAGAAAACATTAAATTTTAAGCTATGGCTGAAAAAGAAATAAAAGTAAAAGAATTTACCGTTAAAAAAGAAATTACGGTGGATAAATTGTATAAAGTTGGGTCTAAAATCCAACTCACTGACAAAAAAACAATTGAAAAATTAATCTTAAACAAATTTATAAAATGAGTTTAGAAACACAAATTAACACTATTGATTGTTCACAATCAGGTGTATTAGGCACTGGTTTAGCTGGATGCCGAATTGACAGAAAGCGTGTAACAGCGTTGGGATTGGTTCAGAAAGGGTATAAGTTCAATGCCGAAATTACCAAGGCGTATATGCGACAATTGCAGGAAGACGGTATTTTAATTATGTTGCAAGGTGTTGTTTCGTTCGAAGACAATACAGCCGACGACAACATTATTACTCGTGCAGGATCTGGAATTAAAGTAGTAGCCGGAAAGAATCCGTATGAGCATACAATTACTTTTGACAACGGCATCAATTTCGCAAAAGCATTAACCTCTTTAAGCAGTTTCAACGCTTATGACTTGATTTTGTTCGATGTTGATAATTCTATGTTTTTTACCGTTACCAAATCAGGCGAACCAAAAGGTTTTACACTTGGAATGTTTGAAAACGGAAAATATATGGGTGCAAACGGAACAGATGCAAGCTCTCAAACAGTTGTTTTGCAATTAACTGAAAGAGCCGAAATCGACCAAAGAATGTCTTGGATTGAAAACGGACTTTTAGACTTTTCTTATGGAGAACTAACAGGAGTAAATGAAGTAATCTTAACAGTTGATCCAATTGTAACCGCTTCAACTTCTATCGTTGTAAGTGCGTTTTTATTGGATAAAATCCATCCTGTTGAGGGATTGTTAATTCCTGATTTCACATTTACACGTAACGGACTGCCATTAACACCGAGTGCCGTAGCTTATAGTCCAACAACTAAAAAATACACGTTTACCGTATCGGCCAATACAACAGCTGATATTGTAACCGTAGATTTAAACGATATTGTTTTGACTGCTGCAGATGTGTTGTATAAAAGTGACGTTAAAACAGTTGTTGTAACTGCCTGAACTAGCGTTTTCAATGGTACATTTAGCAGTGAATTTGCTTAACCTTAAATAAAAAATAAAATGGACAATACAACATTAAAGGCACAAATTGACAGCCAAATTACGAACGAAACGACACCATTAAGCATTACCCCCGCTGATGTCGGGGGTAATCTAAAAGCAGTTGTTGATTATGTTGACCAGCAAGTTCCTGCTAAATTAATGCACGGGTTAATAAGCCAATCAAGCACAAACGCACCAACTATCGTTTATTTAAAAAACGATACTGGATTAACCGTTTCGTTAGTAAGAACATCACAAGGAAGGTATACTGCCACATTGAGCTCTCCAATCATTCCAAACAAAACAAGTTTGATGATCGGAACAGGATTAACTGACACAATAATAACAGCGCAGTTTCAATCTACTACTTTGATACAAATTAGATCTTTCATTATTGAGGCAGGATCTGCAGTTGATTATGACGACAGTATGGATAATATTGCTATGAAGTTAGAAATTTACCCATAATTAATTTAAAAGAAAGGAGAATTAGACCCGTTGCGTAATGTAACGGGTTTTTTTGTATATTTGTGTGAAACAATAGAAATTATGAATTTCATAAACGACCTTTTAGATAAAATAAGTAACGATGAATTCAAAGAATCGTCCTCGGAGGTTAATCAACTTCAATGCAGAAAATGCAAAGGGACTGACTTTAAAGTAGGTACTGGAGATTATATTACTATAATAAAGTGTTCTAATTGTAATGAAGAAATTTGTGTCCACGGATAATAACAACGATAAAAATTATGAAAAAAGCAACTATTTATTTTGAAGGAAATTTTATTTGTGAAGTTGAGTTTAACAAATCAAGTCAATTAGTAAAAGATGACGGTGTAGTTTTGTGGACTAAGTTTTTTATCGATGATAAAGAAGTAGGTTATTTTAATGGAAATTATTCTTATGTAATAGTATGCCAACAACAATAAACGATTATATCAAAAAATGCCAATTCGTTACTGCCGAAATGTTAAACGAGCAGGAACGAATTGTACTCGCTAATGAAGATAAAATAATTAGTTTAAATGTTGATGCTTTTCAGGATGGAATTGGAAGCAATGACCAAGTTTTAAATAATAGCAATAGCCGTTTTAAGGGCGTTTATTCATTATCAACTCAATTATTAGACCCGAAAAAAGTAGCCGGAACGCCTTATAATTTCTTTCAAACAGGATCTTTTTTATCAAATATGCAAATAGATTTACAGCCATCATTGACAAAGTTTGATATTTTTAGCACAGGAACAGGAAGCGGAGATAAAGCATTGTTTTTTAAAGGATATAATAACTTATTTGGATTAAATAAAAACAATAGTGATATTGTGAATTATGAAATAATACTACCAGAACTGATGAAATTTGTAAAACGCTACCTATGAAACTAACTAAACCTAAATATTACGATTCAATCGATATTTTACCTCTTTACAATTGGGATAAATACAAAACTACAACCGATTTGAATTGGTTTGTTGTAGGTTATGATGGTAGACAAACTAAATTAAAGGCAGAACACTTACAACCTATTGAAAAAATCATTCTTGATGAATATTTCAAAGCAATTGATGACCGTTCTTTTACCAATCGTTTGCAAAAAATGTGCGAGATTGAAACACTGAAACTAAAATATCATGTTGTAAAATCATTGATTAATCGCATGTGGTTGGGTTTCGGGAACAATGAAATGAAAACCCGTTTATTATTTGTGAAAGAATTGGCAAAGCACGGTTTTAGGATGTCAGAAATTAATACAGTTGATGGTGATGGGGTTGAATTGCAAAGATTAAATTCTCAATGCGAAGGAATAAAGACACGCATTTCATTGATTGAAATTGAATTAAAAAAAGATGCAAATATCGAAAGTGCAAGTTTAGCAAAACAGTTACAAATTGCTACAATTGGACTTCAATATCCATATCGACTAAATCCAAAAGAAATCACGGTTTCAGAATGGATTGAGATTACAAAATTATTAGAGGAAAAATCTAAACAGAATTAATTATGGCAAATAGTGTAGATTTAGTAATTGGATCAGAAGCGATTAAACAAGTAGAAAACCTTATTTCAAAGTTAAGTTTGGCAGATGCTGAATTGTTAAAAATTAGTCAAAGCGCAACCACTGCGAGTAAAGGTATTAACGGTATTTCAACACCGTCTGGACTTGATAAAGCCGTGACAAACACCTCTAACTTAAATGCTCAGCTCGAAAAACAAAACGCAATAATTACCAAATTACACGCTGATATTGCCAAGAAAGCAGAGCAAAGCCGATTAGCTGAAATCAAGTTGCAACAACAAAGAGAAAAAGCTTTTGACTCATTTGAAAAGAACGCACAAAAAGAGGCGGCTTTAAATGCTAAAAACGAGGGAGCTTACCAAAGAATACAAAACAGCGTAAACTTACTTACAAAGGCTTACAATGATTTGGCAATTAAAAAACAATTAGGAGGTACTTTATCTATTAAAGAAGAAGCGCAATTAACCTCTTTGACCACACGAATTTCTACATATCAAAAAGCATTATTAGCTACCGATGCTCAAATAGGAAAAAACCAAAGAAATGTAGGGAATTATGCAAGCGGATACAATGCACTTGGAAATTCAATAAATCAATTAAGCCGTGAGGCTCCAGCGTTTGCAAATAGCGTGAACACTGGCTTTATGGCATTGTCAAATAACTTTCCCGCTTTATTCGATGCTATCAATGGTATTCGTGATAAAAATAAAATGTTAGTTGCCGAAGGAAAACCAACCGTATCTACTTTGGGATCTATTGCTAGCGCAGTGTTTAGTTGGCAAACCGCCTTAAGTGTTGGGGTTACTTTATTGACTTTATACGGTGGCCAATTCGTGAAATGGATAATGGAAATGTCGAAAGGTAAAGAAACCATTTCGGATTTAAAAGTACGAATGGATACTTTGAACAAATCGTTTGATGAAAGTTCGGTTAAAGAAGCGGTTAAAAACGTGCAGGAATTGGCTATTAATATAGATTTGGCTAAACGTGGATTTTTAGACAAACAAAAAGTTGTTGAACAATATAACGAATCTATTGGTAAAACTACCGGATTAGTAGGATCTCTTGATGAAGCCGAAAAAGAATTGACAAAAAACGGTGATGCTTATATAAAAATGACACTTTATAAAGCTGCTG